CTCAAAAGCGAGCGCCAGCGCATGGAGCAGCACTGGAGTGACTGCTACCGCTACGGCTGTCCCGAGCGCGCACACGGGTTCGCCGGTGCCGAGCCGGACCGCGAGCAGCAGCGGTCTGAGCTGTACGACAGCACCGCCGCGAGCAGCGTGCAGCTGCTGGTGTCCAGCATCATGAGCGGCACCACGCCGCCATCCAGCGTCTGGTTCAAGGCGGTGCCCGCTGGCCATGACGACGATGAGACGACAGACAACACCGGCGAGCGGTGGCTGGAGTCCGCAACGAATTTCATCTGGCGCAACATCCACGCCAGCAATTTTGACAGCGAGGCCTACGAGGCCACGACAGATGGGGTGGTGGCTGGCTGGCTGGTGCTGTACATCGACACCGACCGGACCCGTGGCGGCTATGTGTTTGAGGCATGGCCCATCGGCAGCTGCTGGATCGCATCGACCCGCACGGATCAGCGTCCTGACGTGATCTATCGCGAGTACAGCATGACTGCACTGCAGTGCGTCACCGAGTACGGGGATTCCTGCAGTAGCCGGGTGCGCGATCTGGCCGCCAAGGAGCCAGATGCACAGGTCAAATTGCTGCGGGTGATCCAGCCCCGCACCGGTGCAAAGGGCGGGGACATGGCCAAAAACCTGCCGTTTGAGTCCCTGCACATCGAGCTGGACAGCAAAACCCTGCTGCGCGAGTCCGGCTATCACGAGTTCCCGTGTGCTGTTGCGCGGTGGCGACGGGTGCCTGGCAGTGTGTACGCAACCGGGCAGATGAGCATTGCCCTGCCGGATGCCAAAACCGCCAACAAGCTGGTGGAGCAGACCCTCCAGCATGGGGATTTGGCCATTGCTGGCATGTGGATCGCTGAGGATGACGGGGTGCTGAATCCGGCGACCGTGAAAATCGGGCCCCGGCGCGTCATCACAGCGAACAGCGTGAACAGCATGAAAGCACTGGCCCCGGCAAGTAATTTCCAGCTGGCTGAAAACCTGCTGGACAGTCTGCGGCAGGCTATCCGCCGCAGTCTGATGAGCGATCAGCTGAACCTGCCGATGGGCCGGCGATGACCGCGACTGAGGTGCATGTGCGCGTGGACCTGATCCGCCAGCAGCTGGGGCCGGTCTACGGGCGCTGGCAGTCCGAGTATCTGATTCCGATCGTGGAGCGGTGCTTTGGGCTGGCGCTGCGGGCTGGGGTGCTGGGGCAGCCACCCGAGGAGCTGCAAGGGCAGGACATGCAAATCAAATTCCTGTCCCCGCTGGCCCGCGCGCAAAACTGGAGGACGTGTCTGCAATCGAGCGGTACATGGCGGGTCTGAGCAACATGCTGCAGATCAGCCCCGAGGTGCTGGATAACGTGGATCTGGATGCAGCCGCCCAGCTTTACGGCAAAGGGCTTGGTGTGCCAACGCAGGTCATGCGCAGCGCCGACGATCGCGCCGCGTACCGCGACCAGCGCGCGCAGGCCGCCCAGGATGCACAGCAACAGCAGCAGGCCATGCAGCTGCAGCAGCAGGCCGGGCAGGCTGCGATTGACACGATGGCCAAAAATGCACAGGTGACGCCATGACGGCATCCGCAAGCGCGTATCAGCGTCTGTTCGAGCAGAACGCAGATGGCCGGGCCGTGCTGGAGGACCTGATGCGCCGGTTCTGCGCGCCGCAGCCGTTTGTGCCGGGGGCGGACGGGGAACGGGAAACGTGCTTCCGGCTGGGCCAGCGGGCCGTGATGGATCACATCATCAATCAAATCAACAGGGCAAACGGGGTTAAGTGATGCGTGATTTCTGGGTGTTGATGCAGGAAGCGACCGATGGAAGCGAAGGTGGTGGCGGTGCTGGTGCAGCTCCTGATGCTGCTGGTTCTGTGCTGGGTGCTGGTGCTGGGGTGGCTGAGGAGTACCTGCCCGAAAAATTCCGCGTCACCAGCGCGGATGGTGCGCTCGACCGCGAGGCGTCCAGCCGCAAGCTGGCGGAGGCCTATGCCGGTCTTGAGAAGCGCATGGGCGCAGGAGAGGTGCCGCCTAAGTCGCCTGATGAGTATCAGATTCATGTCGAGAAGGAAGGCTTTGATTTTGAGGCTTTCAAGGCTGACCCGCAGACGCAGGGCTTTCTCAAGTCTGCACACGCCAAAGGCCTGACCAACGACCAGGTGAATTTTGTCATCAGCGAGTACCTGCAGCGGGCCGATGGCATCGCCCAGGGTGCCGCGGAAATTGACCAGCAAACTGCGCTGGAGCAGCTGGGCTGGGGCGCTGACAAGGACAAGAACGTCAAGCTGGCCTATCAGGCCGGTCTGGCTGCTGGCCTGACCCCGGAGCAGATGGCCAGTGCTGACGTGGGCAACAACGTCGCCCTGCTGCGCGTGCTGGCCCACTTCGGCGCACAGATGCAGGAGGACCTGCCGCCTGCCGGGGGTGCGGCTGGTGGCGCTGCGGACCGTGATTCGCTGATTGCCAGCGAGGCCTACATGGACCCGAAACACCCGGATCACCAGCGCGTTTATGAGCAGGTCGCGCGCATGACCGCTCAGCTCGTACGCTGACCAAACACTGGCCTGCACTGGCACGCAGACAACCAGCACAGCCCGCCTGACCATGCCGACAGTCAGGTGTTACGCGGCCCGCAAGGACAACCGCCCAGGCAACAATCGGTAGAGGAGGGGCAACGATGCCCATTACCAACCAGGACAACATCACTGCCGCTTTTGTCCGGCAGTTCCACGATACCTTCGAGGTGGCGTGCCAGCAGCAGACCAGCCGCCTGATGCAGGCCTGCCGGGACCGCGGTGCCATCGAAGGCGCGTCTTTCACGATCAACGACATGGGTCTGGTGGAGATGGTGGACAGCCCGACCCGGTTCGGGGCTACCAACCTGACCATTCCCGATGCCGGGACCCGTCTTGCAACCATGGTCGATGCAAACCTGTTTGTGCCGATCGAGCCGATGGACCTGCCGAAGCTCAAGGCGAACCCGCAGGACAGCTACATGAAAAGCATGATTGCTGCCCGGAATCGCCGATGGGACAAGGCCATCTATCGTGCTGCGGTGGATGCGATCCAGCGCAAGACCGTGGATGGGGAGACCTACACCAGCACGGCGCTGCCCAGCGGCCAGAAGATTCTGGCGGGTGGTACTGGCTTCACCAAGGCCAAGATCATCCAGACCCGGAAAATCTTCCAGGCCAACAACGTCGGGGTGGAGCAGGGTGAGCAGCTGTTCATGCTGTACGACAGCAACATCCTGGCCCAGGTGCTGGCCGACACCACGCTGACCAGCGCCGATTACATGGCGGTCAAAATGCTGCAGGATGGCGAGCTGTCCGGAACGTGGTGCGGTTTCACCTGGATCCCCTACGAGCTGCTGGATAACGGGGCCGGTGGGGCCACTGAGCGCAAAACCGTGGCGATGACCCGGGATGCTGTGCACTTCGGTCGCGGCATCAACTGGGATTTCAGCATCGACAAGCGCCCCGACCTGCAGAACCTGATCCAGATGGGCGCGCGCATGTCGGTAGGCTCTGGCCGTGCCAACGAGAAGAAGGTGGTCACCATCGACTTCGAGATCTAAGCCGGTTGTCCCTTGCCGCTGCCCTCGGGTGGCGGTTTTTTTCATCCATAAAAAACAAGAAGCGCCGGATCAGAATGGCTCAAAGACCCTGGGCCGTAGCGATGAAAGCCAATAGCGTATCCCGCACCACAATCTGCAATGCCGCGCTGGCCATGATTGGCGGCAACCCCATCAGCGATCTGAACGACCCCACGGCTGAGGCCCAGTGGTGCCGGAACCTGTACGATCAGGCCCGGCGCTCTCTGCTGCGGATGCACCCGTGGTCCTGCTGTGTGCGGCGGGCCAGCCTGCCGCGTCTGTCTGTGGCCCCGGAGTTTGGGTGGGCCTATCAGTACCCGCTGCCGGCCGACTTTGTGCGCCTGATCTGGCTGTCTGGCGATGACCACAGCATCGAGGGCGGGCGGGTGCTGTCGAACCGCACGCCGCTGGAGCTGGTCTATGTCTATGACAATGACGCGGAATCCACATGGGATGACCTGCTGATCGAGGCCATGGGCCTGAAGATGGCGGCCCTGCTGGCCAAGCCGGTCAGTGGCAGCAGTGCAGATGCCCAGCTGCGCGAGCAGCAGCTACAGGCCCTGCTCAAGCAGGCCCGGGCAGTCAATGCACAGGAACGGCCAACGCAGGAACTCAGCTATACCGCATCCAGCCTGCTGGAGGCGCGGCGATGAAGGTCACGGTCCACAAGAACAACCTGACAGCCGGGGAGCTGCACCCGGAGCTGCTGGGCCGCACCGATCTGCCGCAGTACGCAGCATCTGCAATCACGCTGCGCAATGCCATCCCCGTCACCATGGGCGGGGTGAAGAAGCGCGGTGGCACCCGGATCATGGCATCTGTGGAGAATGCGCAATGCCGCGTCGTGCCGTTTGTGTCTGCGGCTGGCGGTGAATCTCTGGTGCTGCTGACGCCCAGCCGGTTGCGGGTGTGGTCTGTGGGGTCGGGGTGGGTGTACGACACCGCCACGCCCTACACCAGTGTCGTGCAGCTGGGGGTGGCACAGAACCGGGACGCCATGTTCTTTGTGGACGGCCTGACCCAGCCCAGATGGCTGCGCACGAATGCCGGGGTGTGGTCCCTGCAGGTCTTTTCGTTTGACTTCCTGCCCATGGATGAGTTTTCGCCTACCCCGGAGTACGGGCTGACGCCGAGCGGCAAGGACATCGACACCATCATCACGCTCACGCTGGACAGTCCCGGGGTCTGGTCCGCTGATGACGCCCTGCTGGGCAAGGTGGTGGAGATCAACGGCGGGCTGTGTCAGATCGTCAGTGCGACCACGGGCGATGCCGTGGCACAGGCCAAGGTCATCGAGCCGCTGCGGTCCACGGTGAAGGCCATTGCCAAGGCATGGACGCTGAAGGAGCCGGTCTGGGGTGGTTCCAACGTCTGGCCCGCTGCGGTGACGATTTACAAGCAGCGTCTGGTGTTTGCCAGTACGCCCACGCGCCCAGATGTGATCTGGTTCAGCCGGGTGGGCAACTTCCACAACTTCCAGGAAACCACCAATGATGCGGATGCCTTCGCGGTGGTGTCCTCGGCTGCTCGTGGCCACATCATCAGCGCACTGGCTGACATCGGGGATCTGGCGGTTCTGACTTCGACCGGTGAGTTTGTCGTGGATTCCGGGGACGCCCCACTGTCCCCAACCACGGTCCGCATCCGCCAGCAGTCGCAATACGGCTGCACCTTTGACGTGGACCCGGTGGTGGTGGGCAAGGAGCTGGTCTTTGTGCAGCGCAGCAAGAAGCGCCTGCGCAGCCTGCGCTATGACTATCAGGCAAACGGCTACGTTTCCCCGGACCTGTCCCTGTTGGCTTCTCACATCGCTGAATCACATGGCGGGATTGTTGACATCGCATACATGCAGGAGCCGGACAGCCTGCTGTGGCTGGCGCTGGGCGATGGCAAGGCGGCCACGGTGACGCTCAACCGGGATCAGCAGGTGATGGCCTGGGCACTGCATGACTTCGGCGGGGCCGTGAAGGGGCTGGCCGTGCTGGGGGCAGAGGACACGGTTTATCTGCTGGTCCAGCGTGGCGCTGCTTTGAACATCGAGCGGTACACCCCGGACCAGTTCCGCGATGCCGCTGCAGCCGATGGCAGTGGTGGCGAGCTGTACCGGGTCACCGTGTCGCTGCCTGCGCCTGAGCTGCAAAACCCGCCTGCAACGCTGATGCAGCACCGGGCAAAGATCGACCGCCTGACCGTGGCGGTCTACCAGTCCGGGCCTGTCTCGATCAACGGCAGGCTGCTCCAGTGGCCGGGG